GTTCAATGCTTTAATCATGGCACGGCTGTCCAGCTGGTCTGCTTTCAGCATCTCCTTTGCGCGGATACGGATGCTGTCGCGCATCCCCTCGCTCATCTTGGGCACCTTCTCGCGAATCTCATCCGGGGTCCACTTAAATACCTCGTCAAAGTTCTCCGTAGTCAGCGCATTCTTGTAGTAACGTTCCACACCCAGCTTGCGCAGTACGTTGGCGTCTTCAATCAAAATCCAGTTGTCACGGAAAAACCGCGGCTGGCTGCCACGCATTACAAGCAGCTCGGCGTAGTCCATCTCCTGTACCTCGCCAAACTCGGTCCACTCAACGGTGTAGCCGGGGTTGCGGGTCGAAGCATAAAACAAGTTGCCATGGGTGCCGTTCTTGCATTCCACCATGGTCTCATTGGTAATCTTCGCAGTTGCCAAAACATACCTCCAAAATATTCCTTATATAAAAAAGCCCCGCCTTGCGGCAGGGGTATCGTTCAGCTCAAAATCAGGCAAACTTGTAGCTGCCAAAGTCACGGTCCAGAATAATGGAAATACCGGTACGCTTGGTCATCAGGAATTCCTGGGTCAGGTCAGCCTTGTTCATCGGGTCGCCCATCAGCATGGTAACTTCACCCTCGGTAACGCGCTTCACGGGCTTGGTGTCGCCGGCAAAAATGTAAACAGTGTCGTCAGGCAGAATAAACTCAGTAGAGCCGATCTTGTGGCGCTGCTTCATCGCAACCATCGAGGTGCCGGCAATGTGGCCCAGGTAACCCATGCTGTACAGGTCGCTCTTGGCCCGCTCACTCATGGTAGCAGTGGTAATCTTGCGCAGTGCCTTGCGGGTGCCAACAATCGTAGCGGTGTCGCCGGTAGAAGCCTCAATGTGCTCAATCAGGTCCAGTAGCTTGTCCTCATTGTAAGAACCACTCTGGGTATAAACGGGGTCCAGCTTGGTGAACATGCTGGTCCATGCCATATAAGCGCTGTCCAGATCGTACTGGGTAAAGCTGCGGCCAACAGTGTCAACCAGGTCATTAAAGTCAATACGGCCAGCCATCACGCGGTTCATTTCCTCGTAAACCTTCACAGCACGCAGCTGGGTATTCACGGTAATGTCCTGGCCGGCTTCCAGGCGCTGACGGCGAACGCCCTGGGTGCCTTCAGCAATGTCGGCAACAGTCAGCAGGCACGGCTTGGTGGTATGGAAAATGTTGGTATCGCCCAGAGCGGTATTGCGGTCCTCAATAAAATTGGTAAAGAACTCGTCACCCTTCAGGCCCTCTTCACTGACTTTTTCAATCAGAACTTCGGTAATAGCAAACAGGTTGCTGCACTTACCGTCGCGGATATCCTTGTAGCTCATGCTGGTCTTGCCATTATTAGCCTCAATCATGGCCTGGCGCAGAACTTCCTGGCTGTCTTTCACGCTGTATTCGCCCAGGTGGCCATGGTAGCCATCAACGGCCAGCTTAATCAGTTTCTCATCCATGTTAATACTCCTTTACAATAAAGATAGGTGTAGCCATAGGCCACACCAGTAATTAGTTATAACTAACTCGCTGATACAAAAAATCAGGCGATCACATCAACGATGTAATAGGTATACTGGCCATCGCCAAAGCCAACCTTCACAGGGTCGCGCTTGATCACACCAAAAACATTGTCAGCAGAAGCATCAGCCTCAATTTTCAGCTTGGTAGAACCAGCAGCAAAGGCAACAAACTTGCCCTTTTCGGGGGTACCGTCAAA